TGAAGATCAATGCAATAAGTATTGATCACACCAAGCTTTTCAGCCCTGGGGCCATAATGGCCTCAGGCTGATCAAAGTCCGGTCCTATGGGACCTGGTATTCTGTCTCGCCTCTTAGATTTATATTACGTAAGAATAAATAAGGATTTAGTGAATTCACTAGATTCCTTTATTGATTCTTTTCGTAGAATATACAATTTTAAGTGGTTTAGACCAGAAGTCCAGATCCTTAAACCTAGCCAGCTGATTAATTGATTACAGCCAAAATTAAGAGAAATAAATCTCCATATTGAGGCTATAGTCAAGAAACCAGGCAAACCCGGAATTCGAAATCCGGGAACATTACGTTCCCTTATTTCTTTTCCGGACGGCTTAGGTAAGAACCGATACATTGCTATCAGGGATTGATTAACTCAATCTACATTGAAGCCTTTACATGAGGTACTCATGGCTATACTTAAAGTATTACCAACTGATTACACTTATGATCAGACTCGATGTATTAGGGTTTACAAAACCTGGTATAAGCAAGGTGAGACTAACATTTACTGTTATGATCTCTCTGCTGCAACTGATCGCTTGCCGAGACTCCTCCAAGGAGGGATCTTAAAGATAATAGGACTGAGTGAGCAGGGTGTAATTGAATGATTGAACATTATAGTAGGTCTACCTTTTACCACGAACACTGGGCATAAATTACATTATGCTACAGGTCAAGGTATAGGTACTTACTCATCATGAGCAATGATAGCAATTACACACCACATCCTCGTTCGACTATCGGCTACAATAGCCGGTCAAAATCCTTCTACCCTTAAGTATATAATCCTTGGTGACGATGTTGTCATCGCCAACAAACCAGTGGCAGAGGCTTATGTTAAACTAATAACTGGATTAGGCGTCAAACTTTCGATGCAAAAATCTGTAGTCCCTGTTGGGCCACATATTGTTGCTCTAGAGTTTGCGTCTAAATTCCTAGTTAATGGTGTGAACATAAGTCCCATGCCAGCTGGCCTTGTCTTGGAAGGTTCTATATCTGCTACGATCCTGTTGCTTACAGAATTTCTGAAGCGCCAGAGAGAGTATCAGGTTGTGGATAATCCTTGATTGGGAAATATTGATCATAGCCAGCAACTAGTGCTGGAACTTTTCGGTGTTACAAACCGAGGTGGTCTTTCTGATCTTTTGGATCAGAAAGGAGTACTTTGTTCTGAAATCCTTAGAACTTTACCCATTTACGGGTTAGTTCCTGGAGATCAGATTACAACGTATTTGATATATTCCATCCTTCTCTCTTTACGAGTAGAAGGTAGGAAGATTGATTACGCCAAAGGGCACTTTCTCTCACCTCTCGAAAGAGGATG